CCCTTATCGTTCGGCATTATCTAACTGTCTGCCCTGAAGGGACTCCCTGAGCCCCACCAGTCGGCCCTCCTAAGATACTAGCTAGGTTGTCTATCCCGCTCATCCCCTGAGGAAAGACTGAGGGTTGCCCCTGGTTGGAGGCAACCCTAGCCTGCTGGATATTCCCCTCTCCTAGCCGCGGGAGTTGAGCCCCTCCCAAGTTCTGAGAACCAGGGTTTCCTAATGACGGAGCTACCGCAGCAGCCATCTGTCCAGGTAGACCTAGGTTCTGCATCAACATCTGGGTCTGGGCCATTATAAATTCTGGGGTGTTCATCAACTCTTCGGCCCTAATTTGCATCTGTTCTTCCAACGGGTTCGTAACTCCAGAACGTCTCTGAGCCTCGTACCTACTGATTACCTTTGCAGCCATCAGCCTCATCGCTAGTAAGCTCTCTCTTTCCCTTTCTTCCGGCGCCTCAGCTTTAATCTGGACGGTATTCTCCAGCATACTGCCGATGTCTTTTGGCTCTATCGTCTGGTCGAAGTTATGAATCTCCGTCCTAGCGTGGACAGTTATCCGTCCTCTTACCTTATTAGTTACTAACTGGGCCATTTTGGAATTAACTTGTTCGACAGCGTGTCTCGTCCCGTCGGCAACTCCTTGGAACACCATCCGGCCCATCCCAGCAAGGACAGACATGGCAAATCCTGCGCTCACACCTCTTGGACGGACTCCCCTGATGACGTTGGGGAAAGTTACTTGTTCAATCATTGTTTGGATTACGTTCAACTGCTGGTAAAGATCGGGAGGGACTTGGGACATGGGGGAGAGAGCTACTGTAACACCCGGAGGTAGGATATTCTTTCCACCGAACAGTTCGTATTCTTCTGCTGCGGCTTGGGCTTGCTGGCGGGGTCCGCTGAAATCAAGAGTCCTATAGGCGGTTGTTCTAATGATGGCGTTGATTTGAGTGGTTAGTCTGGCTTCCTCGTCCAGAAGTCCGTGTGCTGGAGACAATAGTCCTCGGTATCTTTCGTGGGGAGGGCCGTCCTCGAACGTATAGTTCTGGACAGGCAGTATGGGGGTGTAGGGAAGATGACCGTATCCATGCCTTGCCTTCCAGATTATCTGATTGTCCGAGATGTAGACGCACCACTCCTCGTCCCAATACTCAATCCACTCGGCCATGCCAGCGTTCAAAACTTGATTGGAAGGCACCCATTCAGGGTATCTTCGTTTCAGGTCTTTAACCGGGCGTTTGTAGAACTCAATCACCCACTTCATTCGGGTCTTTGAGTCGTCCCATATCAAGTTTGTTGGTTTTATAACCTCAACTTCCAAGGGCCAAGCAATATCCCTGACCTCCATGAATTCGGATAGAGCTTCCTTATAAGAGGCTTCGTCCTTGAAGTCGTCGAACTGGGGGGCGTGGGGCCATTTATCGGGGTTGAACATGTCCTTCATGAAGGCTATTCCATAAAGGAAGGACTGTCTTACCGCCGTTCTCAAAACGGGTTTTTTGATGGTCAGCCAAGCACCCTGATAGAACTTTTTCAGTCTTTCGGCCCTAGCCCTACTCCTGGGAGCGGAGGGGACGTCAATACTTAGGTTATTGACGTCAACGTGGTCGGTGGCGACGTTGATTATCCCTGCTGCTGTTGCGGGCCAGACAGAATCTATACCTTCCGGGGCGGGGACGACTCTCTTACCGAGATAATAGTTCTCTTCAAGAGCGCAGTTTGAGTGGAAAGGCTGAAAGTACTGCTGGCTTTCCTTATATAGGTCTAATATCTCATCTAAGGAAGGACCGTGTTCTTTCTCTTGTTCCGATTCAAAATAACCAGGAACCCAGTGACCTGAACCATTAGACCGGTCTTGTGTGGCGATGACCATTACCGGACTCCTAGTGCATCTTGACGTTCCCGGATTTTCTCAATCTTTCTTTCCCTCATTATTCTAGACCCTAATGAGTTGAAAGTTCCACTTTCCATCTCAGATTGTGTCGGGACATACCTTGATTGGTAATAACTCCTAGCAACGCTTACACCAGGCGGTTCGTCGCATGCTGTTAAAGCTAAAGCTAAAGCGAAGACTTCGTCGTCGTGTTCCCCAGAAGGAGCTTCAGCCTTGAAGTCCCCACCAGGTAATTTCCGATATTGAAAAGCTCGTAGCTGTCTCAGAAGACTGGGGATAGAAGGAAAGGATATAGTTTTCCTCTCCATAGCAACGGCTAGAGACTGTAAAAGAACCGTCCTCGTACCGGTACGGGAGCGGTTGTCGCCGATGATGAAAGGTTCGACAGGAAGTCCCGCTTCGACCATCTCGGAGACGAACATATCCCCGCCCATTCCCGTGGCATCTATAATCAGTCTTTCGAATCCCCATTCCTTCCACCGTCCTATGATGGCTTCCCTTTGTAAAATCCATTCTTGGCCTGAATCCCAAGTGGTGTGATGGACGACTTTTCTATCTGTTGCGTCCATTATTATAAATACAGAGGCGTCCATCTTTCTACCAAGGTCGAGTCCTGCGACGTATTGTCTACCCGGAACCGGACCCGGTAGGATTTCACCGGCAATGCACTGACTGATATTCGTGAAATACCCAGCGTCTTCGTTGAACTCGGCCAGGTACATACGGCGCCAGGCTTTATCCGGCAATATATCTCTGTCAGCTTCAATCTCAGCCCTCTGATAATCGTCCAGCATTGGATTATCAAAGGCTGTGTGGTGGAAGTATTCGTACCCTTCTCTCCCCCTTTCGGCAGCGACGCATATCCGGCGGAACCAGTGCGAAGCGTAGGAAGAAGGGATACCCTCAAAGATACCCTTACCCATCCTGCCAGGGCTTCTTAATGTAGGTAACACTTTTTCGAAGGCTTGGTCAGACACGTCCTGGGCTTCTTGGATCCAAAGAAAATCCAATCCCACTGTTTGCAGGGAATCTGGGTCGTGGGCGGACTTGAACTCCAAAATCCCGTAAGTCCTTTTATCTGACCCGTTCAGGTAAATAGTACGTTCGTCTTGGGATACTGAATGCACCAATGCAGAAGGCCATAGAGACATGGCTTCGTTCCAAATCTGTCTGGATTGGGGGAATGTAGGAGATAGAGCCCAGCCGTGCCAAGGGGGAATCAAACTGGAGGGAGCTTCAATCTCACGAGCTTCAACGAAGTTCTTGACGGCCTCGCCGTAGCCGCATCTGGATTTTCCCCAACGGCGACCGATTTCGAGTACCTTTATTGACGCAGGGGAGTTATGTACTTCCGTCTGTCCTTCGTGGGGGTCGTAGTACTGACTTAAATCAATCAGCGTCAATTATCTTCTCTTTCTTGCCGAACATCTGAATCTTGACGTCTACTAAATTACCCTGTTCCTCGGGCAGCATCCCCGCCACCCCATGTAGATGTTTTATCGCATTGAGTTGAACAGTCATATTCTTGTCCTGTTCAATAAGAGCTTGAAGTTGAAGAACCGAAAAAGGAAGTAAATCCTCAATCATCCTCTCAGCCAGTTCTTTGGGATGATCCAAAACAGCCTGGATGATAAACCGGAAATCAGGACTTTTCTCCTGCTTCGCCACCCACTCCATCGATAGCGAAGTCATCTCACACGCCATCCTCGCATCCCGACAAGCTATGTAAGCACTCAAATACCTACGCTGGTCCCCCTCTAAATTCCGCCACTCCTCCCACTCATTAAAACCCTTCAGAGAGTCCTCACTCCTCCTCTCTATAGCCGCCGTCATCAACTCCAACCGGTTCTTCTTCACCATTCTCAACACCTAATTTTAGGCATAGCTGTCCCTAAGAGTGTAACATGAAACTTTTTTCGGAAACCGAAACATTCTTCAGTATACCCGAATCAGTTTTAAGTAATTTATCGCTAGAGGGGTCGAGTAACTTTTGAACTTAAAAACTTTTCCGAGACCCCTGAGTCGTTTTGCGTGCATTGTCGCTAGAGGGTGCTACCATGTCTCGGGACTGTTCCCAGTCACTTTTGGCACATTTGTCGCTAGAGGGGTATCCTACATGACATGGGGGGTAGCCGCACGTCAACCGGCACGCTAACCATTGCCGGTTGCGCTACGAATACCGTCTAGTACCTAACGGTTATCGTTATCCAGGACAGTGATGGATGTTAATCATTCGCAACTAGGCACAAGATGCGTTAACTGATACCGTTGATTGCATCGAGTGCCTGCTGCTGGATACTACGGCCTATCTCATTAGGATGGAAGCCACAATAGGGGCAGAGCTTACCTATGCGGTAGTGTGCTAGCTTGTAGTTACGCCTCTGTTGAGCGTAAACGGTGGTTAAGAGCATCTTAACCCCATGATGGTAGTGATACCGCTTACCATGTCTAGCGACAGAGGGATTAGGCAGCAGTTTCAGAGGCATAGTAGCAAGTACCTGATACAGTTTCGCCTGTCCTGTCCCCACAAACCCGCACCGCTTGAGGCGTACGCTGCCTTTGTAATCGCTTTCCAATTACCTGTTTGAACGATCACGTTCGGCAGCTCTTGATACCTTATTATCCAGGCGCTACCTGGTTTAATGTCTCTTTCACATCCAAGCTTGGGAGTGAACGACAGAGCGACTGTATTTGAGCGGGACTATGGTTTGTTGGCTTTCCTCACGATAATCACTGGACCATTGCGCCTTTTCCATCGTTCCTCAGTGCGCCGCATTTGACGCCTGATTTGCGCAGGACTCTTCGCCGATCCTCTTTGCGCTCCAGTAATTAGCCGTACCATGCCCACCATTTTACCACATCCACCAAATTACCCTAATTCACGCCTATATTGGGGCTTGACAGACTCTGTATCAGTATGGTATTGTATCTGTAGTGGCTCAGTACCACTAATCAATCAAGAGTAGGTGAACCATGAACGCTCTAATGGACTACATCGCTTCTCGATCCGGTGGCGCTTTCCTTCCCTGGAAATCTCCAACCCTAGAGGACATCATCTACCGAGTGCCGGAACCCAAACCAGTCAAGAGGGAGAAGTAAACCATGACCACATCATATAGGGACTATCTAGGCACGCTCAACGTCAATCTCAAAGTCTTGGCATCAAAACTGGACACTGTACTTGAGAATCCCAAACTGGAGCATGACTTGCAATCCCTAGCATCAAGGGATTATGTCTATCACTTAGAATCAATGGTGATGCTCATGGTAGACAAGATTATCGAGGCTCGTAAACGGGACTATCGGTTACAGCTATGGCCTCCTCGGCGTCAAAATAGCGTCTAATCTACCACGCCTGGCTTGAACTAGAAAGTCAATTCAAGCTAGGAATGGCTAAATTAGCCAAATATTATCAGGAGAGTTTCACCATGATAACCATCCGAGAAGCTCAGTCCGCTTGTGGAACCACGTCGAGCCCTAGCAAAATGCCAGGCAAGGCCATAGGCACACCCGCTAGCAAATGCATTACAGGCTCAAAGCTCAGAAACGTACCAGGCTCAGTTTGCGAAGGGTGTTACGCATTCCTACACGCCTATACTTGGCCTGTAGTCCAGAATGCCTATATGAACCGGTGGGACAAAGTGATGCAATCCAAGGACAACCCGGATCCTTGGATTCAAGGCATGGTGCGATTGACGCAAAACGAAGAATATTTCCGGTGGGATGACTCCGGAGACTTACAAGGAAATTGGCATTTTGCCAACATCGTAGAGGTAGCCAAACGTACGCCTAATACCCACCATTGGCTACCAACCCGTGAATACCGAATGGTTGAAGAATATCAAGGCGATATCCCAACTAACTTAGTAGTGCGTGAATCCGCGCATATGGTCGACGCACCGCCACCAATAACCAAATTCAACACGTCAACCGTAGTCACGGATGGCAGCGAAACATGTCC